GTTAAGCATTGTGATGACAACTAATCTCACACCACGTGAAGTCTACTTGGCACTTGATCGCAATGATGCAATCATGAGCAGATTGTATCAGATGTTTGGTGAGGCAGTGCAAATGAGAGGCAAGGACAGACGAGCACCAAGTGCAGCACTGAAATCATGGGGAGTGTACTGATGATCGATGAACCAAAATATTTAAATCCCAGATCACTATTTGATTCTGCAATCATCAATGAAGGTTTTCACGTTGTGTATAGTTATGAGAAGGTGCTGAAATTGCTTGTTGATGATTATATTATAGAGATATTAGAAACTACATCATTTAAGCATGCATCTTTGTCAATGATTGAGATCGAAGCAACAAGACGAGCAAGAAAATGGATTGCATATCTCAGTGAAGCTGCTTTCTACAATGTCTATCGTGCTCCGCTCATCAGCCACACATGCTCACAGTGCAATACTGTCATTGTTGGTGAAATCGGATTGTGTCCGGGTACTCAATATCAAAAAAGATGCACAACAGCATTGCATGTTGAATTAAATTAGATTATCTGATTAGTTGAGGCAGTGCACACACTTTTTTAAACACATTGTCAATTGTTTACTGATGGGACGTATTTGAGACTACAGACCATAGCTTTTTTGTGCACTGCCTTCAATTTACTTTATTATGGTATAAACAAATGAAAAGACTCTATCAGAATTGGACCGTACACAACTTACTAGCTCATCCCTTGATGGAACTAGTCTATCTATTGACGTTTGGCAAAGCTGAAAGATTGTGCAACTGGGTGCATGATATAACTATACCAGAGCATAAAGAAGGCAACGGAAGAGGATAAAGACAGCATGCACTAGTAAAATCGCTTTATCTAAATTTCAAAGGTTCTGAGTTTTACTTTATTTATCATGTTTACTTTGTTAATCTCACATCGTTAAAATAGTGAGAGGTAGACAATGAATAAAAAAACAGTAGCGACTAGACTAGATGTAAAAATTCATGCTGAGATAGAGCAAGCATGCATTGAGTTCAATGAGAGCAAATGTGCAATGATTGCTTATCTAATCGAGAGAGGCTTGCATGAATATCGAACAGCTAAAACGAGAGATCAAAACTGCAGAAACATACTACAAGTTCTGGGATTGCAACAGGCATCTACCAACGGCAGCACAAACGGCTGACTTTTTCGCATCACGACTAAATGAACTCAGGAGCAAACTAAATGAGTATGAGCAAAAGTCTCAACAGAATCACACTGATCGGCAACGTCGGGAAACAACCAGAGTTAAAGACTACTAAACAAGGTCTGCAGTTTTTAACGTTCTCACTCGCAACTACAGAGAACTATCAAGACAGCACAACGCATGAATGGAAAAAAGACACGCAATGGCACATCATTAAAATTTGGAGCAATGCACAATTTGCTGCAGACAAAATTGGCAAAGGCGATCTGGTCTGTGTCGAAGGCAAACTGACTAGCTATGAGTATGAAGGCCGAAGACTTTGGGAGGTGAAGTCGATCACTTGGCGAAATCTCACAACAAAGCAAAATGATGATTATGTATCGAGTAATGAACTATTGCCACCGGATGAAAAACAATCTTTTAGTGCTTGGAAATAATTCAATCACCGGGCCATCGTTAAATAGCCCGGTGACTAAACAGGAAATATGAATGAGAGTAATATAACACAATGAGCAACACTGACAACATGAAAAAAAGTAGCAACCAACTCTATCATAAATTTGAAAGATACTTTCTCACACATCTTAAGACGGTCGGCAGTTATACAGATCAACTTGATCCACATCTCAATGCAGACAGCATCAAAGCGATTTGTGATTTAATTGAACCGGTCTCACTCAGAAGAGACAGAGAACCATCGAAGCTCTACAGTCTATCTGTTGTATGTGATATTGTTGAGCATGATAGCAATCACAACCCGACTGCACTTGTAGAGATCAAGTGTCATAAGCAATTCAGAACCAGATCAGCACTCGGTGATGTTTTGTATAGGATGAGAGATCCACAAAGCAACTGCATCTCTAAAAATCTCAAGATGCTTTATGAGTCTCAATTGCCATATTGCTTAATAGTTGGTCATTACACTACAGATGAGCAAGCGGTTAATTTGCATGAAGTGAGCAATCCGCAAGACTACATGAGCAGTTTAACTGTGATAGTCGGTCATAAATCTTTTTTTGTGATGCAAAACATGACTGTTGACGAATTTTGGAAAACATCAGGCATCAACAGCATTGCACAGCTAGCTCATACATTGTTAACGAGCAATCATTGCACTATCTATGATTATTACAAATTTATAGCACTCAAAGATGATGCAAGTTTAGATACTGTCCTTTTTGATGCAGATCATTATGATGCATTGCTTAATGAAGTAAACAATAGAGCAAGCATTAAGCTATTTAATACCAGTGCAACATTGAAAGATCTAATGCAATGTATAGCAGAAGAAATCTTTCATTTGAGCAATTATGCAAACAAAATGCAGAATCAATTTGCATTATTAGTTGAGTGTATCAGATCAAAAGAGAATGAGCAGCAAGCGATTGCTGAATATCTCAAAGCTAAAACACAGTTAGATAAAGAGTATCACTAATGAAATACATTTATAATGATAAAGTCGGTTTTGTTGAGCTAATAGATTACATGGGTAGTGATCTCAGTGTTGTAAATGCTGCCAGAGTATCGTTTAACAATGATAATCCGGATCAAGAAAGTTTGTCTGATAAAGATCAGAGATTAATCAGCTATCTAGCAAGCCACCAACATTCATCACCATTTGAGCACATTACTGCCACATTCAGAATCAAAGTGCCGTTGTTTATTAGATCGCAGATCATGCGTCATCGAACATTCAGCTATAACGAGCAAAGCAGACGCTACACAAGTGAGCATGTTGAAATTTGGTATCCTGATGAATGGCGAGGACAAAGCAATCTAGATCTGCAATGCTCAAGTGGTGTCATCACTGATTCAACTATTGATGAGATGTATCAAAACGCACTGGCAGTCTCATTCAGAGTTTATCTGTCAATGCTTGAGCGTGGCATTGCAAGAGAGCAAGCGAGAGCAGTCTTGCCACAAGGATGCTACACGACGTTCTATATGACCGGCAATCTGCACAATTGGGTGCACTTTCTAAAGTTAAGATTAGATGGTCATGCACAGCCAGAGGTCAGAGTAGTTGCAAAGGCAATCAGAGACAAATTGAGTGAGCTATTTCCTGTGAGCATTAATGCTCTGCTTTATAAATGATACAAAAATGACCAACCAACACGCGCGAGATTAAGCAAGATGAAGCAACATGATGCAAGTTTAATACTATCAAAGCTAAAACAGATACTAGTTACTAATGCTTGTGATGATTTGAGATCAGAAAGCATTGATTTGTATAATCATATCGAAGCAACTTTATTATCTGCATTGAGAGAACACTATGAGCATGCCAAGCAAGAAGAAACCAAAGACAATAGAGCTGATACTAGCAAACTTGCGAGAAGGTCTGACTAAAGAAGTTGCATGTAGTCAAGCCGGTATTACTCGCATGACTTTGCACCGATGGTGTGAGGAGGATGAAGAGTTAGCACTTGATGTGCAAGCTGCTATTGATGTCTCACAAGCTGTGTTGATTAAAGCGGTGACAAGTGCAGCGTTTACCGATTGGAGAGCGGCTGCTTGGATGCTTGAGCGAAGATGGCCCGGTGACTTTGCTGCAAAACGTGATGTTGAGGTCAGTGTCAACAATAAATCAGACGGCACAGATGTGGTTGTTGGTATGATTGCACAAGCTCAAGCACTGTTAATAAGTGGAGGCGTGGAGGATCAAGCCACGCCTCCGGCATCTAACAAGCAACTACTAGATGAAACTGAATAGTAACAGATATGAATTTGCAACTCAATGATCTACAGCAAGCCATCATTGCTCGTATCATGCGACAAGATGAGGTGATCTCTGCTCGATGCGGTTGGGGCAGTGGCAAAACATCTGCACTGGTATTCTCTTTGCTGATGGTCAGCAAGTGGCGACGTGGTTGCTCATCATTGCTCATCACTGATACTGCACCAAGATATAACTCTGTTCTAATGCCTGAAATTAGCAAGTGGCTTGAGCCTTTGGGATGGACATACAATCATACTTTGCGACTGTGGACAGATACGCACACAGGATCAACAGTATGGTGCAGATCATACTTTAGACCTGGCACAAGAGAAGCAACGCACAATCCGCTAGAGGGATTGAATATCACAAGCGGTGTCTGCTTGATAGATGAATGTCAAACACTCACAGCAGAAGTTGCACATAAAGCACTTGGCCGATTGAGAGCAGGGCCGTCACCGATCATGATCTTGGTTGGTCTACCGGTTGCAGATGCGTGGTGGTGCTCGATGGCAGAGCAAGCCGGTTATGATCCGCTATTGTTCACTAGCTATGTGAATGAAGCAAATTTATCTGATGCATGGTTTGAGGCAACCAAATTGCTCCCACAAGCAGAACGTGAAGCAATGGTGATGAATAAACCGGCACCACCAACCGGCCTTGTTTATAATGAGTTTACAGAAAGTCACGTCATAGACAATTGGCAATACAAGCCAAGTATGCTCGGTAGAATAGCGATTGACTGGGGATTTAGAAAACCATCGGTGCTCATCATGTGCTACGATGAAGAGTTAGAGGCAACAGTCATTTGTCATGAGATCAATCCAGCCGAAGTGACAACGCAACAACTTGCTCAACTCATTCTATCTATTGCGTGGCCCAGATCACTACAAGCACAAGCACCATCTGCACGAATTTGGCTTGATGATGGTGTAGCAGACAAGGCCGGCAAAGCGAGAAACGATCAGACCGGTGCAAGTGCATTTAGAGCAATGAGAGCAGACATCAACTCAGGCGGCATTGGCATGCATCTTCGCAATACATCTGACCCAATTAGAGTTGACATTCTGAATGGTATTCAGAGACTAAAACGAGCTTTCAGCAGCAGAAAGTATCTCATCACAAAACAGGTGTGGGAACGTGGTGAGAAAGCCAGAAATAACAGCATTAGAAAAGCATTGCTTAGCTATAGCTGGGATAAAAACGAACAGCCGAAAAAAGATGGTCGAGAGGATCCGCTCGATGCACTACGCTATGACTGCATCATGTTTAATTGGCATGATACTGCTGTTGATCGTAGACAATACACAGCTAGAAAAAGCGGTGCAAATAGTGGTAATAATAACAGACGCAAGGTGCGAATAGGTGGTGGATCAGTTCAATCGTTTTAAATCGGAGTCGACAAAATGGAGTTCACAGAGCGTTATCTAGCCATAGTGTTACTCGATTTGATTGGCTCAACTGCATTTGTGCAGTCAGTTGGTGCAATGCGTGGTGCAAAGTGGTTGCAGTATCACGATAGGCTTGCACGATCATTAGTGTATAAATTTGATGGCAGAGAAATAGATAGATCAGACGGTTTTTTGCTGAGCTTTGAGCGACCGATTGATGCAGTCAATTTTGCTCTGCACTATCAGCACAGTGTGCCACCAAAAACAAAGCTCAATGCTAGAATTGGCATTCACTTCGGCAAAATCGTTGAAGTCAAGCAAGATGAATTGATGACTCTTGGTGGTGCAAAAGCGATAGAGTTGGAAGGTCTGAGTAAAAACATAGCAGCACGAGCAATGAGCTTGTGTGGTGCCGGTCAAGTATTACTCACAGCACAAGCAATGAAAGCAGTTAAGCATCGCACTAATTCATTCACACCAAAGGGCACACGTTATGCACTGGCCGGTGAATATAGATTTAAAGGGGTGCGAGAGACACAGATCATCTATACAGTCGGCAACACAATTGAAAGTTTGCAACCACCAAAAGGCAGTGACAAAGTCAAGAAAGTTGCTGGGCCAAAAAAGATCAAGTCAAGAGCAAGAGATAGAAAGCTCAGAGAGTGGTTGTGGTGGTTTCTTACTCGCAATGCTATTTTCAATGTCTGTTATTGTTGCTATATGGTTTGGCCTGTTATCACATCAAAGCATGCAAGATTGATGAGCGGCTTAGATGACTACTTCTATTGGATAGACTATATAGCAGTATATGTGATGATGATATTGAGAGCGATACTATGAACAAACCAAAATCTGAACAACCAATCGAAGATGCCAAGGCTAAACGTGGTTGGTGGTTCTCAGTTACATTTTTAATTATTGTTGTATGTCTGATTTTGTTTCTTAGTTACGTAAAGATAGTAGATGAAAATCGTGATGTGTTGGTAGGCATCTTGGGTGTGCTTACTGGTTCAATTAGCTCAATGATGGCAATTGCAAGCGGTCGTGATCCGGCAGAAGTTGAAGAGTTAAAAGACAAACTCGCAAGTGCAAATGCAGATAGAGAAGCACTCATTGCACGACTGAGAGATGCACAAATACAAATGCAGATTAAACACGATCATCTGCTTGACTTGCAGAATGCAATCATTGAAAAACTCAGTGTGATTAGAGCACCAACACGCAAAAAAGATGATGATGTTGAGTTGCATCCTGACGTTGAAAAATGGATAGAGAAGTAGATCAGCCTTGCCGGGCTGTTTTGCCAGATGTTGCCGCACCTAACGACAAGGCTGATTACTTACCTTACAATTCACAAGCAGAATACAACAATCATTCAGAGTGTTCAATAGAAAAGCAAAGCAAAAAAAAAGATCACGCACGTTAGTACATGACCTTTTTCTAGCACCACTGATTTAAAACGAAGTTTGGCGACAGAGATTTAAATCAGTAGAAAGAATTAATTAAGTAATGAGTACATCATCTACTATTGATTGTGCAATAGAAAAGTAAAGCAATGCACAAAGAAAAAGTGATAAACTCTGTGCATTGCTTCACTCGCCCAACATGACTCGAAATATCTATCATGTATTAGCAAAATAGGCAATGAATAACAAATATTGCTTAATAGCAAAATTGTGCTTATACTGTTAAACATTGCTTGCATCTTTCAAAGGATAGCTATGAGTAAATTAGAGCGAAATCCTAAACACATGAGGGCCAATACTCCTCGGTTTGTGACCAAAGGCATCACCGGCACACAGTTAAACGGTGGTGCAATCAGTGGCAAAGAACAAAATGCCAAGCTCACCGGCTTGAATTGGGTGCAAGAAGCAGAAGAGATGTTGCGTACTGATCCGATTGTCAGACGGTCTTGGCACATGCTCAGACAAACATTGTTGAGTGCAAGCTGGCGATTTGAACCGGGCATTGAGAATGATCCAATAGCAGAAGAGTTGGCGAGATTTGCAAATGAGTGCTTTGGTTTTGATGGCTACTCAGGTCAAATGTCAATTAGCTTTGAGGATCAACTTAGCTATCTACTAGAGTTTATTCCTCTCGGATATCGCTATGCAGAAGAGTTGTATAAAGTTGGGCCGGATGCAGATGGCAAAGTCAAAGTATGGCTAGATCAATATGCAGACAGAGAACCAAGTGCACACAACCGATGGTTAAGCAGAGACAATCAGCATTTAGATGGTGTATTGCAGAATGTTGTCGGCACGACATACACACCGGAACCGATACCGGCAAACAAGCTGTTACTGCTCACACTCAACAGAACCGGCAGCAACTTTGAAGGTGTCGGCATGCTGCGGCCTGTGTGGTGGTGGTGGCGTACTAAGCAACGTGCAAGCAATCTCATGTGCATCGGTTTGGACAGATGGGCTGTGCCAACACCCAAAGTTGTTGTTGATAGATCACAAGCTGAAAACATGGGCCTAACAGATGCCGATGTGAATGCAATGATCGATGATGCAGAAGCACAAGCACAAGCGTTTTTATCTACTGAGCAGAGTTATTTAGTTGAGACATCAGTTGTTAAATTTGAGAGCTATGCAGAGACACCAAATTTATATGCCAGTGGGCCGCTGGATATCATCACTAAGTGTGACAGTCAAATTGCGTCTGCTTTTCTCACTCAGTTTGCAGATCTTGGCAACACTGAAACCGGTGCAAGATCAGTTGGTGAGATTCATCTGTCAGTGTTTAGACGTGCAGCAATTAATCTCTGTGATATTATAGCTGCTCAAATTAGTGGACCGGATCGCAGAGGCGGCGGCACAATCGGCAGGTTGATACGTTGGAATTATGGCTGCGTTGATCCGTCTAAATTGCCAAAGTTGGTTCACACCGGTTTAGACACCGATGATCTTGCCGAGAGTATGGGTATGCTACCACAACTTGTGCAAGCGGGAATACTCACACCGGATGATGAGTTAGAGAGAGCTATACGTGAGAGACTTGGTGCCGGTGAACTGCCAGAGGAAGCATCACGATCTGCACTTGATCGCACTAGCGGTGGTGGTCTGTCTGCATTTGCTGAGAAACTCATGAGGACAAAGCACAATGGCTAAAAAGATCAAAGTTAAATTTGCTATACCTGACAAGTATGCACACATTGATTTTGTGCCGCCAAAGGGTGCACAACGTGCAGCAAAGCGTGCACTTGCAATCAGAGCAACTAAATCACCATCTCAAAGAGGCATGACTCCGGTTGGCATCGCTCGTGCTCGTGATTTAGCAAACGGCAAGCGATTGAGTCCTGAGACTGTGCGTAGAATGTTAGCTTATTTCACACGACATGAAGTCGATAAAGAAGGTTCAACATGGGCCGATCAAGGCAAAGGATGGCAAGCGTGGCAAGGTTGGGGCGGTGATGCCGGTTACAGTTGGAGCAGAAAAGTAGTGAATCAAATGAATAGAGCAGACAACAAGACAACATCACTTCGTGCTTATGGCGAAGCAATACAACTTTCAGAGCCAGTGCCGGCTTATGATGTGCCCGACGGTTTAACCATCGGCAAACCGTTCAAAACACTTGCACTTGGTCAAGTTTCATCTCGCATGAATGGGTCTGCAATCGGATCAGAAATAGATCATGATATGCTTTCAGAGATGTTGCGAGTATTTAAAAAACGTCAATATGCTGATCCAGTGATCATTGATTGGCAGCATGCAACATCACCATTTAATAACGGTGCACCGGCACCACCGGAGAGCGGCAATGCACTCGGTCTAATTGTAGATCTTGAGTTACGTGAAGATGGCTTGTATTGCACACCGGCTTATAATGAGCGTGGCCTTGAGGTCGTTAAAAATGCCGGTGGTGTGCTTTGGTCATCTCCAGAGTTCATTGCCGGTGATGTCTATGCGAGAGATGGCGGTGAGCCAATCGGCACTGCTCAACTATTAGCAATTACACTTACACCTAGACCGGCACAGAGCAATGATAAAATTGATCGTGTGCTTTTGACAGAGAGGATAGATATGATTGACAATCTAGATTCTATGCCTATCGATGATCTTCGATCTATGCTTGTTGCAAAAGATGAGATGGTCAGAGAACTTGAGGCAAAAATTGCAGAGATGCAAGCAGATGCAGAGTCAAAGATGATCTCTGATGAGAAAGAAGTTGAGATTGAGCTTGAAGAAAAAGACGAGCCACAATCTGAGAAAATGACTGATGATGAGCAAATGACTGAGAAAGAAGATGACAAAAAGAGTTATGCAATGAATGAGCAATTAACTCAGTCAACACTACTCAGTGAAGTGCAATCACTCAGAGAGCAAAACAACAAGCTCAATGAGCGTCTTGAAGCAATCGAAGCAGAAAAGCGTGCAGTCGAGATGCAATCAGCAGTGTCTGCTCTGCTTTCAGATGGTCGCATCACACCGGCAGAGGAAGCAGTTGCAAACAAAGCGTGGCAACTCAAAGAACTGCAACCGGAGTTTTGGCAAATGTTCTCAGAGCGACCATCAAACTCTGCTATCCCATTGACTCAAGTAGGTCATGGTGCAAGCGGTGCTGAGATCAGCAAAGCAACACTTGATGCAGAAGTTAAAAAACTAGCGGCTGAGAAATCAATCACTTACTCAGAAGCATTAAACCAATTCAGAACAAACAATCCTGACTATTATGCTCAGGCTTTCGGAGGCTAAATCATGTCTAATATCATTGTTTCATTTGTAGCTGCAGAAGCTATCACAGAATTTGCACTTGTCTCTGTTAACACAGCTGGCAAGATTGTTATCACAGATGCTGCAACAGATGCACGTTGCGTCGGTATTGCACAACGTGCGTGTGCAAGCGGTGATGCTGTTGAAGTACTCGTGCAAGGTGTGAGCAGAGTGATTGCCGGTGGCACAATTGCAAATACTGTATCTCTTGTGATGGCAGATACCAATGGCAAAGTTCTGACCCATGCAACAAGTGGCAATTACAGCATTGGTCAAATTCTACCAAACATTAACCAAACATCAGCAAGTGCAAGCGATCAGATCTTGATTAAGTTCACCGGTCCTTGCAACCTACTTCCATAAGGAGGCTAACAAATGGCAAGCTCATATTCTAATTTACATCCCGTCGATCAGATTCTAACCGGCCTTGTTGCAGAAGCAGTGCCAAGCGATGACCAACTCATTGCAGACAAAGTGCTTGAGACTATCGCCATCTCTGAGCGAAGCGGCACACTACTTCTTGAAGAGACACGAAATTTCATGGGTGCCGGTGCTGGCCTTGATCTAGAGCGTGCACCGGGTTCATCTCGTGCAATGATCGGTGGTTTTGATCGCACTAGTCAAACTTTCATGGCAAAGATCTACAGTGCATCTGATAGCATTGCAATGGAAGATATTTTTGATTCACAATATCCCGGATCAGAAGAAGCACGCATTGCAAAGAAAGTCGCTCGTGTTCTCAAACTAGCTCGTGAGAAGCGTGCTGCTGATCTACTTTTTAACACTTCTACTTTCAACACTTCTGCAGCGTCTGCAGCATTTGGTTCTGCTACTGCTGAGCCTTTGTCAGAGTTGTTTGATCTAAAAGATACTGTTTTTGCAGCCGCTCATGGTATCAATCCTGATACACTCATTTTAGGTCGTGCTTGTTTCAGAGATCTTGCTAAAAATGCAGAGGTGCGTGGCTATGTTGGTGATCTTAC